AGTGCCTTCCGTTCTCATACCCACGCACAAGAAAGTGGTCACCGACCATTTGAACGTTGGTGTAGAATCTCATCAGTTAATTTTTTCCAAGTAGTTTTTAAGTAAGTCTGAATTTGGATCAGCAAGAGTCAGAATCTTATCCGACGAAATCATATACTTATTATCAGAAGTGTAATCCATCAACCATGGAGAAAGTGTAAGGCTTGATTGGTTTAATAAAAATGGTTCAATCAATCTACAATCAGGTTCTCCAAGTTCTGTTGATACTTCCTCAATCTGACTGATCAGAATTTGATTGCTCATCAGTAGAATCACTTTGATCGTCTTGTCCATTAATCATTTCCTCGTAAAGGTTTTCAATTTCTTTTACTGGAGTCACAACAGTAACTAACCAGTCATATCTTACAGGTATTTCCTTATCTGATGTAAGAGAAATCCAAGGTGTAAAATTAACTTCTACATTTCTATCTTCCGGTGGAGTTTGTCCTTCTTCCAAAAGAAGAACCTCTTCATTAGGTGCAAGATCTACAATATAAGGATTCTTGAACAGATATCCACAAATTTTTTCATCAGAAATCAGTTCTTTAATATCAGCAATTACCGATTCTCCTGATTTCAATAATGCAATCTTAATCGACATTTTTAATTTACCTCTCCGAGTATTATAGCATAAAAAAAGAGGGGTTACAACTGGATTTGGCCAGTTCCCCCTCCGTCTGCGACGACGATATTCAGTTTTATTTATTCAGTTTTTAGGTGTCATCCAATATGCTCCGAATGATGTTGCTGAGATTGCTGCGATGATTGCTAGAATTTCCATGGTTCAGGACGTATTAGGATAGAACAGGATACAACACTCCCCAACTAAAAAGAGATGTTACTGTACCAAAAAGTATGGTAGTCATGGTGAAGTTCATAATGGTCTCCATCAGATTACATAATTATATAGATTATACTGTATCACTATGATACACTTCTGTATCAACCGCAGCAAAAATTAGTTAGGGTATCAAAACCAGTCTTTGCGTTGGTGATACTCAGGTACAATTCTACCTAAGGTAATGTTTAACAACCCATCCTCAAATTCAACTGATCTAACTTCCGTCTCATCACTGAGGGTCCAAGATCTGGTGAAAGATCGTTGAGCCACTCCTCTATGGACATAATTTGTTCCGGTTTCTTTATCTTCTTTTTGTCCTTCGACAAAAAGTTTTCCGTCCTGTGTGTAGACATTAACTTCTGCTTTTCTAAATCCTGCAAGTGCAAGTTCTAGTCTTGATTCTACGTTGCTAACCGTGACTAGATTATATGGGGGATAATTCGACGTTGTTTCGTGAAGGTCGAACACCCTATTTAGGTACTCATTCATACCAATACTGTTCTTAGAGATCTTATCCAAGAGCTCAGGAAGATCTGACGCAGTAAAGCGTGTGAGATTAGTCATTGTACTTCTCCTTATTAAAGCGAGATTTGATTGTGTGGACCCCGAAGGCATCCAGATATATTTATAACATAACACGAAAAAAGGAGATACAGTAATAACCGCATCTCCTTATGAGGGTTTCCGACTTTCGTAGAGACCGCACGAAAGGTCTCAGGTTTATTTAGTTACTTCTTCTTGAGGTTTAGTCTTCTTACCAATATTATATTTGGTCTCTAAGATCCAATCTTGTTTTTCCTTATATGCAAGAACTTTGATTTGATTAAGAGGTGCAATATCAGAAACTGAATCTTCTTTTACGACTGAAATAAGTCCCCAATCAGCAAGTAATCGAGTGATTCTATTTCGACGTTGTACATCGTTTAATGTCAGGTTAGCATGTTTGCCATCTAGAGCAAACAATTCCTTAAAGTGTACAATAAAATATCTTCCCTGCTTATGAAGAATATGGCAGGATTGATAAAGTTTTTTTTCTTTCCGTGATGCAACACCAATGCGTGTCAGTGTTTCACGGACTTTGAGAAAATCATCTGGTTCGTTAAGCATAACCTCTACCATTTGGTCTTGCGACCATTCAACAGTAGGTTCCACTGTAGAAGTCATTTTGGGCCTCCAATATCAAGTCGTTGTTTAATAAAATTAATCTGTTCTTTAGTCAGAATTTTTAGAGCTTGTGATGCCTTCTCATTACTATAACCATAGTATTGTTTGACACATTCCAGATCCGTGACTTTATCCTTACGGAGCCAGGGAGAAAATCTCTTCTTTTTCCTCAGACTATTTAGATAAAAAGAATATTGCATGTCTTTGTCCAGGTGAGAATTTTTATTCATCTCATTAGCAAACATGACACAATCCAGATGCCCTGATAAACAACGATTGATAATATATGGAGGATAATCTTTCGTGTGTTCTGCCAGGTCTTCTTTATTAAAATTAATTGAGTTGAGCCAATCTTTAAGTTCCATTATCTAATAATCTCCAAATCTGCACCAGGTTCCCAAATTTCAAGTTGTGTTCTTACTCTCTCTTGAGATTGCAACTTCTCATATCTCTTAGTTGCTTTCTTCTTCCACCAAGTGATTGCTTCCTCACTAGTGTGCTCAAACTTGCCAAAGTAATATCTTTTCTTCTCAGTCAATGTCTTTGCATGTTCAATGCAATCATTAAACTGTTTGAGTTTTTCTTCATCTTTAAGAGAATTGCGGATGATGGAAATCATCTTGGTTTGAATTTTGAGTTTCTTAGATGACTTATCTGCAGAGATCAAACGTTCTCCACCATTGCGTTCGTTAAACCACCAGAAGAAATTGCGGAACTCATCATCATGGAAGAGTGGAAGGAAGTTGCTCTCAGTGTCTCCTATGTGCCTCAGGAAGGGTTTCAAACCATCATACATAGAAACACCCTTGGTGGTTCCGTAGAGAGAGGTAGTCTCAAAATATTTAAGATCTGTTCCATACTTCCCATCAAACTGTTGCTTGAGTTCCTTAGAACATGCTAAGAGAGCAAGTAGTTTTCCACCCAAGTAATTAAACCCGAAAGGTTGAGTAGGAACAATATTGAACCCCATGACAAAATGAGCATTAATATCAGAGAGTGGAAGGACTTTACCAAAGTAATTGTTTCTTGGTTTACTATTGATAGTAGGAGATCCAAACCTCACAACACCAACAACTTTATTAGTAGTTGTTTCTTCAACAATCCACTTATGTGTTCTACCCGGTATTGCTTCCTCAATAGGATTTGATGCTGTTAAGTTAAGAGTTTCTGAATACAACCACTGATTGTATCTTGATGATGTTTTAGGATCAGTATCTACAACATGAACTTCAAAATTCATGTCATTTGGATGCATATTAAATGCATCAAAGAATTCAGATTCTGCACCAAACAATGATCCAGGCCTATCTCCAATGCGATCTTTTTTTACAAAACGAAGGTAATCATCAATACGATTAAACTGAGTATAGTAATTGATAAATTTATCTGCAGCCCAAACCGCATCACTCTCAGATAGAATCATAGGTAGTTAGGTTCATCCGCACGAAGAAGAACACCCTCAACATTATTCAGTAATTGTTGCATATCATTATGCAACATACGATACCCAGTGCCGACATACAATTGTCCAAGGACAACCGATACTGTAGCAGTTCCCCAAAAAATGTAGTACCACTTAGATTTTACTTGTGCTTTAATCTTGGTTTTCATAATGTTTAATCAATCGTTCTGCTTGTTTTTTGTCAATACCACAAGGGGCATTCTTAAGGCATCTAATGATAACCTCATTATCGCATATGGTGGGTTTGATTGTAAACCCCCACTTATCAACTTCACCTTCAATAGGTGCTTCGCATGGGTCGAATTCATGTGGCATTATTCAATACCTTTAGGAAAGTCTTCAATCTCAGTCAGTTCATAATCCCAGTCTTCCATAACTGTGTTGGCTAGAAATCTATCAGATAGCATTTCAAGTTCCTTCTCAGCATACTCTCTAGTCTCTGCTTCCAACCAAACATCAACTACCTTACCCAATCTAAGTTTCTTGATATCCAACTCGGACAATCTCTTACAGGCATCTCTAACAGCATTACCTGGTGAGTCATCAACCTGTGATCGTAGTCGGATGAATACTAGTGCTTTAAACTTCATTTGAATTCACACTCCACCATAATTTTCTTTACCTTCTCTAAAGGGGATCCACTTTTGCAATCTACCACAGTTGGGGCAAATTTCTTTACCCCAGTGGTAATAGTTTTCTCTACATCTTATAACAATAAACTTATTATGTCCACACCCATCTTTAAAAGTTTGCCTATTGTATTGACCACAAGACCCCTCCTTTTCACAAATTGCATGGGTCATATCCCAAAGAATATCATCTAATTGTTTTTTACAAGATTCAATATGTTTTTTAAGTAATTCTATGTCTTTTTTAAGACGAGGTATTGCATTTGGATTAATTGGTTTTTCATTGCAAACTCCACTACTTAAAATTTTTGAATATTCAATCCC